GAGTAGTCGTCACGTGATTGTTATCGTCTGTGACTTCCACAAGCTTTCCAGCGCTGTCCCGTTGCTTTAGGCCCATGCTGACGTATCGAGCGTACCAAGCTTTATCCGGTGTCGTGTTGTACGGAAAACGAAATTGAAACACACCCGTAACGGTCCAGTAGCCAAAGGACGGCTCGTTTCCACCTGCGGATTGCGTGATCACGTTTTGTGCTGACAACTTCATCAGTTTACAGGTGCCTGGTGGCCAACCTAGGAACGTGTCGGAGTTTACCGATCTCCTGTAGACGGCTTGCGTGTAGGTGTTAAATACCAAGAAGTTACGCGTTACCGTCAGAAGCTGATCGGAGAACAAAGCTTTGACACCTTTTACGGGTTGCCCTGCGGTGTTGGTGATCGGATCTCCGTCAAAGTCTACGTCGATGTCTTCTGAGGTTTCCACGTCGTCCCATGTGATGCGTGGAAGTGCGTAGAGTGGAGACGTAGGGTTCGATGGCTCGCTGCCTCCGCTCGTTTGTGCAATGCCTCCAATCTCTCCACGGTATTCAATTGTAGCCAACCAGAATATTGGAGACACTCGCTGGAGTTGTGCACCCTCTGCGACAACGAACGGGAATCCTGGGTAGGGTTGAGCCACTCCAGGCAATCCGGCCTGCGTGTAAACGTCTAACTCACCAGCGTCTGCGGAAGTCGTGATTTGGTAAGTTTCTGAAAATGTGACTTCTAGCTTGCGGAAGTTCTCCGATGTGGTTGCGTTAGAAGATTGGTTCGACCACATCTTGATAGCTGGATTGACTGTTGGCATTTAACCGACCACCTCCAATCGCACATCCTTGACGTTTACTGGTCGTGGTTTAGTGTTTTCACGAACTGACTCCAATAGCTTTTTGTGCTCTTCTGCCAATCGCGTTTGCTTCTCGGCTTCTTTCTCTAGTCGCTCGTTTGGATTCGATAGCGGTCCACGAGTCAGGAAACGAGACTGGAAAGCCTCTTGCGGCTGCATCAGAGTTTTGTTGACTTCCTCTCGGTTCTGCTTGTCTTTTTCTAGCTTACTGATTCGTTCGGATTCCGCTGCAAGTCGTTCCGCTTCGGTTTGGCTGACGCCTTGCTGGATGAATGCAATCGCTTTTGCTGCTTGCAATCGTTCTGATTGCATTTGCGATTCTGTTCCGCGTTGACGATCCAGGTCTTGAAGTATCTTCGTCTGTATCTTTAGACGCTCGGCTTCCGATTGCGTTGTGGCTGGATCAGCCAGCTTCTTCTGCATTTCTGCAATAACATCTGTTCCGCGTCCAAGTAAAACTAGTCGCTCTTGGTTTTTTTGGTTTTCGTTTGCAATTAAATCAAGAATGCGTTTTCGACTTGTTTCCTCTTCTTTGATCTTCTGTTCTTTTTCTCGTGCGGCTTTGTTTGCTGCTTCGACGAGTTGCTTTTGTGCGTCTAGTTCTTTTAAGAGTCCGGCAGCCACGCTAACGTCAGTACCTTTTGCGGTCTTCTGTGCTTCGAGTTTGAACTTCTCGTCTCCAATGGCTTTTTCAATTGCAAGTTGTTCGCGTAGCGATGCGATGTAGTTTGATGATGCCTGAGTTTCTGCCGTTTGCTTTGCGACCTTAGCATTCTGCATCTCAAAATTTAGCTTGCGTTCTAATTCCACAGCTTGCTTTGAGATTGAGTTTGACAAGTCGTCTTGGAGTTTAATTTGTAGCTCTAGTTCGTCACGTCGTTGTTTTGCATTCGTCTCAACGCCGAGAGACCCGAAAATGTTTGCGTCGTCATCAAAAGTAGACATTGCCTTTAATTCTGCTCGGCTATCGGCTGATATCTTGGCCGCTTGTCGTGCTTGATCACGTAGACTCTCAACTAAAGCCGCCGTTGCTTTTTCCTGTTCCTCTGGACTGCCCAGAAGCGAGATAGACTGAATCTGATCACCTATACGAAGATCAGAAAAACGAATCAGTTCAGCGTTTAGTTTCTTCGATGCTTCGGTAGCATCCTCCAGTTCTTTCTTCCAACGATCTGTTTCGAAGATTGCGTTTCCGATCGCTTGCCCAAAACCGAAAGACATAGCACCGACTAGACCAACGATACCAGCCTTGAACGCAAAAGCTCCTGCTCCTCCGGCTTTTGATACTTCGGAGAACTGACTTACCTTTTCCGTCAGTCCTGCTAATTGACCAGCAAAACCAGCGATCTCAGACCCACCAAGTTGATTAGCTAACTGACCTATGAACTCCGTTGACGCTTTTGCTTTCTGCCCAACGCTCTTGATATCCTTGACGTTCTGTTCGATCTTCTGCGACGCCTGAGCGATTTTGGCAGACGCTAAGTCCTCGGCTTCAATTAAAATCTTAACGCTTTCACTCGCCATCTGATTTCGCCCTTAGTTGTGCTTCGTCGGATCGGAGGAAAGAGACCGCATCAAGAAACCAAGCCGACTGGTCAAGAGCACCACCAGCAATAGGTGGCATGCCTTTTTCAAACAAGTCAGCAAGCCGAGCAACGTAGGCCACATCTCCACATTGCACATTAGGACAGCCAACGACATCGAGAGAGCCATCGCTACACTGGTCGCATCCGTTGCCATTGCAAGTTGGGCACTCGACTGTAATGGGTTCACTCTCAGTACCTTTATCCTTGCATGTCTTGATAGTGCAGTTGCGACAGAGCAGGCCATGCCGAATCATTGCCGCTAGTCTTAGCTTTTTTTTTCTTCGTGCTGAACTGCTTGGTTGTACGCAACCTTACGCAGTAACTCGCGAGCTTCGTTAAAGCTCAGGATGTCTTCGATTGCTTCGCGGCTGAACTGATGGTTTCCCATGTTTCTCCAACCGACCATGACTTTACAAAGCATGGTAATCGTCATTTCAAACATTTCGTTTACAGTCAGCGATTCGTTGGCTGCGTCTGTTGCTGCATCGAGCACGCGTAAAACTTCTCGTTGACCTCGCATAGATTGCGATTTGACGAGAAATGTCGGTTGCGATTCTTTGGGTTTGTCTTTGTCGCAATCGAGCACGATCGGAAAAGACTGATCCGGTTCTAAAAAAACTGGCATTAGGTAGCTGCGGTAAACGTAAGAGAGATTTCTTGGTCAATGTTGCTTCCGTTTCGGTTGCATTGCCATGTGATTTCGTCAGTCACAAACATGTTTCGATCACCTTCCTGGATGTCGATGATCTGGGCTTTCGGTGCGTTAAAGACTGCGACCGCGTTGGTTGGACCGTCGAGACTCCACGTGAGAATGTCTTCGCTCATGGCAAGGTATTGACCAAAGCGATCTTGAGCCGCAACCAATCGAGCTTCTGGATTTCCTGCGACTGTAACTACTCGATTCGTGATAAGTCCGTGATCGTAACCAGACACGGTTGACGCGCATTCCTTCATCACGATTGTGTTACCGGAATCTAGAGTCAGATTCTCTAAACACAACGCACTACTTGCCCAAGTAGTCGTGGACGATGCGTAACGCAATCCTTTAGCAGTCGGATAGGTTGGAGCAAGAATCGAAACGTCTGTTGGTGATTGCCATATCCCTTGGAAGTCGAAATTGCAAACGGCTGTCCGTCCAGTCGGTGAAAGCATCTGGAAGTTTCCAACAGCACCGGCTAGGATCTTCCGCATCCCGTCTTGGTAGATCGCGATCGTCAGTGTCTTGACGTTTGCCCCTACGTCCTCCGTGCGTGGAGTGAATACTTGACCAGACTTCACCCAACCGCATGCTGGTAAGAACGTATCGGCCCACGATGGCTCGGTTGCTGTACCGTCCCAAGAGAAGTCGCAAGAGAACGTGATTCGTCCTTTGTAGCCACCTACGACCGAATTCAACATTCCGAAACCTCCCTGAGCTTCACGAGACTCAAGTTCAATTTCTTGTTGTGCCATAAGGTTGTATACGTTAAAGGAAGCGTCAGCACCGGCAAGCGTTTCTGCAGTGCCTGGTGTTGCTTCAATCTTTGCGGCCAATACTCGCTTGCGTTTCAGTAATGTCATTTCTGTTTGCCTTTCAATTGGCCTTTAGCTTTAAGTGTTAGGAATCTGATTCGCTCGTTAATCTGCTTTGGCAGTTGGTCGCGAGCTGTATCTAGAGCTAGGTCTGTGACACCGGCAGATTGGTAGTAATTGCTTGGTGCTGGACCTTTTTGTTGTGTCAGTGGTCCGCGTGGCTTGCTTGATCGTTCGTAAACGTTACCGCGATACCTGTTAACGATGAACGCTCCAGGTAAATTCCCGCGTCCTTTATCTGGCCCTGACTTTTTATACGTCACGCCTTTTTTTGTTTGCTTGGCTCCGAAGTACCGCAAAGGAATCGGATAGCCTTTTATCATCAGGATCTCAGAAGTCAGATTCGCAACGTCGGACTTCTTGCTTACTGCAATTGCTTTCTTCAGCACCTTCACAGGCACAGGAATAACGCTTTTCAACTTGCGTGCTGCTTTGATTTTGACTTGACTTGCCGTCTTGTTGACGGCAACGTTTAACTCACGCTTGATGTTTGCACCGAGGCTTTCAATCGTCTTTCTGACTGCGGCTAGCGATTGCGAATCGATGTTGATTTTCATCTCACGCCCTCACGTTGTAAGGGTTGTTCTCGTCCTGCCTGTGAGTGACAGACAGAGACACAATCACACCGTTATGGCTTTCCGATTCTTCAAACGAACGGACCTCTATAATGTCAGAGATGATTGCGTTACTTGCGAACGTGTACCACATGCTGGGGTCGGTGGCTTCAGTCGTGATCGCTTTGATAATCTGAGCACCGCGATCGTTTTCGATGGACTCGTACTCTTTGCTGCAAAAGTCGCTAGTGCGAACGAAACCGCACAATTCGAACGTGGTGTCGAATGCCATTGCTGGTGGATTACCTGGACAGCTTAACGATTCGTTCTTTGTCGAATCGCCTTGCTTGACAAGTATTAACCTATCTTCCGGTGTCCAAGTTGCGTTGCGATTTGGCCGTATAACACTTGTCACATTGAATGCATAGCCGTTTGCAATCTTGATTTGCTCAAGCCTGCTGACAATCTCTCTAGCTATGGATTCGATGACTGTGTAAGCCATTTATTGCACCAGCAAACGTAGAAAACCATTAGCGTCCGATAACAGTTGAACAATGGAACGAAGTGAAGTATCACCACCACTTCGTAACGCAATTAGCAGCTTGTCGCCGCCGGTGTCTAACTCATCTGCCGTAATCCCATCGCTTGCGTTTTTGACACGAACGACAAGAGCATTTACCAGCACTTCACCCACTTCGGAAGCAATTGACAACGGATCTCGAATCACCAAAACTTCGATGGCTCTAGACTCTCCATTGCAAGGAAAGTATTCCGCTGACTCGCCAAACTGCCGCACTAAATTTGGTACGACAGTCCTGCGTAAGTGCTGCTCGAAGCGGGTTGGCATTACTAGGCGATCTTCAGCAAGTGACCAGCCTGTGCGTACAGAATCACCTCGTCCACGTCGTGGCGAACTCGGATGATATTTGCTCGCACTACTTCGTCACGGTAGCTTTCAATCGCACCGTCAATGCTCGAACCGTCAGCACCCCAATGGAATGTTCTTCCAATGCATGGCTCACGGAAATCGCTGGATGTTGCGACTCGGCAAACCATTGCGTAGGTGCTTGACCAGATTTGCCCAACCGAAGCCGATTGACCTTCCTTGGCACTGTTGATGCTTCCACCTGCTACGATGATGTAGTCAAGGTCAAACGCCTGAGCCAGCATCTGCAAAGTAACATCGCTTGCCAGGTTACGATCGCCAGCACCGCTTGAAGCAATCCGGTCGATAACTTCAGGAGTGTTGCGAAGATTGCGGAAAACCTTCTTGTTGATAACAAGAGCGTTAGGCCACAATCCAGAACCGTCGTAAACCTTTTGCACTGCTGCTTCGACGTTTGTCAAAGGCTTAGCAGTAGCAATAGTTGCCCAAGGGACGCTGGACACGTCCGTCGTTAGAGCGGAACCTGTCCAAGTGGAGGTGTTGAAAATAGCATCAGCAACTCGTTTTTCAGCGTTAGCCAAAACGGAGTTGTATGCCCTTTGAGAAGCGACCGTTTCCGCATCGAAATATTCTGCATACATCTTTGCTTCGCGATCGTCGATTGGCTCTTCTGCTCCGTGCTCTTCGCAGGAGTAAGTCGAGTCGTCGAAAGTGAAATTGCCGCGAGCGTACCCGCTACCTGGAGCACGCTTTGTATCGCGCTGCTGCAATAATTGTTCAAGAGGAATCTTTCCAAAGTTTCCTGCTTGCGAAGCTACGTCAACGGTCGTTAAAACCTTCCGTGCGATGTAGCCAGCCTTTTCTGCTTCAAGATCGAACGCTTCGAAACTTGCCGCTAAGTCTGGTCTTAGTGTTGCTAAACTTGTAACTGATGTTGGCATTTGCTTTACCTTTCCCCAGGCAAAACAAACTACTGATTAAAAGTGACCGGGCTTTGCTGGTAGCTACTCCAACGCCGCCCAAGTCACGCCTGGGGTTTGGTTACGCTGCGGTGTCGCCGTGAGCGTTGTAAAGTACTTCAATAATGTCACCGTCTGCGGTTGCCGCTTCGAGTGCTGTGCCGATTTGAAAAGCAGTTGTGGCGGCTGTGTCTTGAACTTTACCGTCAGATTCTGTGTACAGAGTTGCGCCTGCTGCAAGAGCTTCAATAGCGATCATCTTATGAGTGCCCGTCGCAGTTCTTAGCCGAACGCTAATAACGTCACCGCTTACTGCGGGTTCCATTGCGGTTCCGATATCCTTAACCGCAAGTCCTGCTTCCGTGATCGTGCCACCGCTGCCGAGTGTTACGCGTGCGTATTGCTTGATCGTTCCCGCTGCGGTGAACGCTTTTGTGTTGCTGTCAACGTATTGACTCATTTTCTATTCCTTTAACTTTAAAGTTGTTGTTTGGTTTAGCAGTTGACTTCAGCAAGCATTTGCTCGCGTAGTCCTGGGTTTTCTTTGTTGACTGCGACGACTGCTTTGCTCTTAGCGTAGCCGGAAGCAACTTTGGCTTGAATCAAATCGGACCATCGAGCCTTTGCCGAAACACCGCCTACAGACTTTGCCTTTGCGACTGGAGCCACGCCAGACTTAGCTTTAACTACAGGCTCCTCAACAGGCATCTCTGGCTCAACTTCTACTTCAACAGCAGCCTTGGCCTTCATCGCTGCCATCTCTGTTTCAAGTGCAGAGATTCGAGCCATGAGGGAATCGTTTTCGGCCATCGTTTCTTCGACTGCTGTGGCAGCAACTTGCGGCATAGGCATTTGCTGCTCCATGCACTTCACAATGAAATCGGCTTTCGCCTTTGGGAATGCTCGCTTGATTTCTTGAATCGTCGCGGCAACGGGTTGCGAATCGCTCATGGTATTTCTCCTTTGTAGCGGTTCCTTGTTGCCATCAACGTCTGCTTCGAACAACGAAGCAAACACACGTTGCGGCATGTTTCGTTTACGTGCGAACGCTGTGGCTCGCACTGGTTTATTAGCGATTGAGTTGACTAGACCAAACGCTAAAGCTTCTTGAGCGTTGAAGAATGTTTCGTTCTTCATAACGCTCAAAATGTCGTCTGCACTCTTGCCAGTTTTCTCAGTGTAGGCACCAACCATTGACTCTTTAAGTTTCGCTAGAAGCATTGCATTCTTTGCGTGTTCTGCATCGTCACCCTCGGTTACTGACCAGGGGTTGTGAATCATCAAATAGCCGTTGCTGGCAATCTCAACTTGATCGAATGCCATAGCGACATAAGAAGCAATCGAGAACGCTGCGGACTCAATCACGCATTGTTTCTGCCCTGTGTAGTTTTTGAAAGCGTCGTACATTGCGAAGCCTTCGAATACTTCGCCGCCTTCACTGTGGATTCGTACCGTAATCGGCTTCATCGGATCGCAATTAGCTAGGAAGCTGCGAACATCCATTGCGGTTGTTCCTTCGCTTCCGATCTCTCCGATTGTGATCTCGTTAGACATCTGCGAGCACCTCCGGTGTTTCTACAGCACCATCCATTGCGTCTGCGATCAATGCGTTTACGCTGGTTTCGGTCAGACCGATACCACCTAGAAAAACTCGTGCTGCGGCCTCGCTTGTTTGACCGCTTGCAAGCTCCTGCAAAATTTTCTGAATAGCCTTGCGATTGCGATTCCATTGCAATGTGCTGATACCAGCAAACTCACCTGTCGGTACTGGTTCGCCAGACTCCGATGCTGCACTAGCTGCCTGCGACTCCATCAACGCTGGATCTTGTAGAGATATCGTCTGTCCTGCTGGCATGACCAACGGCATGAGATCACGCCAATTAATCGGTGGGCTTGTTGGGTTAGACTTGTTGAACTCATCAGCCTTTTTTGCGGCCTTGTCGATTGCGTAGAAGTTATCTTCGACAATCTCGTCCGCTGTCTCTTCCCAGTCACCACCGCGTGCATTGTGCAGCCTTCGTGGGCTTGTGAGTGCGTTGCGAAGCTGCGTTGCATCACCTTCTGCGTCTGCGACTGGCTCTATGTAGCTCCAGGTTGGTAAGTTCCAGTTATGGCTGTAGATCTTTACCTTTGGTTTCTGTGACCAATTGCGAATCTCTTTGTCGTCCTCGATTAGACGAGATAACCACCATTCATAGCCAGGCTTGTGGAGTCGTCGTACTAGATTCAACTGATCGGCAACGAACCCTTTTCGTGCTTCGTCTACAGCACCACGCCACCCGCTGAAGTTTGTTTCGCTGCCATCCATCAGAACCAAGCAAAGAGGCAAACCGAAGTTGACTCCAAGGACTTGCAGGATTAATTTGACCTGATCGAAGTACCCGCTATTGGGAACGTTTGGAGAAAACCCTTCTAACTCTTCACCAGGGTTGCCTATGATCTCCATGCCAGGGCTAACGCCTTCAATTTGACGAGTTCCCGCTGGAGTTGTTTCAATCGAGGATTCTCCGTATCCTGCCATTTGCATCGCTGGAGTCAAACCTTGCTTTCGGAAGATAGCGAAACACGACACGACTTGCTGCTGTACTAGCTTTGCAAAATTGATATCTTCTAACATGCCTGCGTATGCAAAGACGGGTGCTAATTGCGTAACACCTCTGGTTTGCAAAACTCTCTTGGGGTTGTAGACATGGAAAACTTGCCGTCTTCCGTTGGAATCTCTAACGTCAATTGGATTTGACTGACCCTTGGTTCCAAATTCGTCTAACTCTTCTAGTACGTGGTACTGCGTCCTTTTCCCAAATCTGTCTGTTGTGACTCCCAGAAAAGTATCTTGCGTGGTTGTTTTTGTTTGAATCGAATGAGACTCAATAACCTGAAACGAACCTTCCTCGGTTCCAGTAACAACGATATCGCCATCGATTGATTCGGCTCTAGCACAGTAGCGTTCGATTTCGGCCCAGGTAGATTCTCCTGCGATGTCGCATTGTTCTGGATCGTTTGCGTACTCGTTCCATCGGTTCCATAGTTCCAAATCCAGACCTTTATCTCCAGTCTTCGGATCTAGCTTGAAACCGCTTTGGACGATGTTATCTACTCTGCGATCGGCAAGGATACCTATTACAGCATCGTTGCGATCCATGTCGCGAGCTTGTTCGATTGCGTCGTAATACTTGGACTCGCTGCGGAAGTGGTAATCAGGACCGCTCCCTTGTGGTGCTACTCCGGTTCTGCGTCGAACGAACCGACTCGACCGACTCATTTCATAGTCAGCACGGATGTCGTCAAACGTAGACTGAAGACTCTTTGGACCTCTCTTTATCACCGGAATCCTCCAGAGACAGAAAGGAATCGAACGGAACTGCCAGAGTTTGTACGATTCGCAGACACGAACGCACGAGCCCGATTAAGCAAGTTCTCGATTTGCGTTGCGCTGATCGCCATCGACGAGCCTTGGTCAGACTGGCTCTGTGGTGTCAGGATAAAGTATTGAGTTGCCGCAGTAACAAACGAAGCTGCTTTCGAAACGGATTGAGCCGCTTCAAAGTCTGCGTTGTCTAGAAGAGTGTCGATGACTTCATCGATTGTTGGTGCTGGCATGCAAAAACGATATGCCATAGCACCTATTTTGTTACCGTTTGCGGAAAAACGGTTTTGCCGATTCTACAGGTTCTCCAGTAGCCACTTGATCGCATCCTGACCATTCGCTACTTCCTTGCCGTTCTTCAGCTTTGCGTAGCGTGCCTGCAATCCAAACTGCAGATAACGTAATGTCTTTTTTTGGTTAGAATCCAGACGGCAATCAACTCGCTCACTGTAGTATCCGTCGAAGATGTTTTGCAGCAAAGGAACTTCCAGATACGACACGACAACAAACGGATCGTCTTTTGGTTCCGGTGTCTGCGTGTACGATTCGATCGGTACTGTCACCGCTGGCTCGCTAGAAACGGACGACCATATTGGTCCGTGAACGGTTTCGGTTCTGGCTTGCGAATCTGCTGTCGGATCGGTTGCTGCCGAGGTATCACCTTGATTCCCATGCAAGCTGCCGCGCAAATCGCTAGAGCTGTCGCGTCTAGCTTGTGATTGTTTCGACTTTTCACGACCCATTTTTTTTGTAATCCTTTCCCTTCGATAAATACCTCCTGCCGTTCCTCCGCGCAAATCTGCTGAGCGTATTGCAAGTGCTCTTTCGGATCTTTCGTACTCCATACCGATAAACTCCCGTCGTTGAATGTGTGGGCTTCGTCGAATGTGTTCGTTGCGAAGCGTTGCTGAACTTCCGATTTCCATTTGTGTGCGTTTACGTGGTACAACCACAGACGCTGCTCCAATTGAAAATCCGCTCTGCACTCGTCGAAGAATCGCCGCTTCTCGGAACTTTCCCCGGTGTAGTTCATGCGGCCATCGTCGTGGCCTTTCGAAGCTACGAATGGTGTACCTGTTTGACGGACGAACTCGTAGACTGCGTTCGTGAAATCTCCTGAGTCGATGAATCCAAACTCTGGTCTGTTCTGTGCTAGTGCGTACCGTCTGAGCTCGTGGAGTGCTCGTAGGATCGCTATCTCTGTCGCTTCGTCGCTGCTACGTGTGTCGGTGCCTATGACGCTCCATTCTCCGTAGTCGATTACGTGACCAACGCAGTTTCCGTGGAAAGCGATCTTCACCCAGTCGAGTTTGTACTTGCCAACGTCGCAACCAAAAAATATCCTCGAGCCTGCTGGTACTTCGGCATGCGCCAAACCGCTCATGCGTGAAGCGACTGTCCCAGGTAGTAACCCAAGTCCCTCCGGTTCTTCCTCTTCTGCTGGTTCGTTTTGGAGCTCTGCTAAAACGCGATCTAATCCCCAGTCTGACACGCGATTGTAAAACGCTTGAAGTGCGTCGAGCTCTAGCTGGTTGCCGTTCTCATCTAAGTCCGAAACGAACCTGTGAGGATTCGTGACGACAGCACCGAGATTCATCGCTTCATAGTTGTCTCGGTAGAACTGCGTAGCTAGCTTGCCGTCCTTGTCACCTTCGGATTGTGCTTTCTTACGCAGTGCAATGTATTCGTCCCAAAGTTCTTCACGTTCAGGCCAGCTTGAAAGAATTCCGTAGCGATCACCTGCGAAAGTAGGTTTGTGCTGTCTGGATGTCACTCGATACGAATAGCATTTGCGGTTCTGAATAGTAGTCAGGACGACTCGGCTGATTCGTTTGTTTGGACCTGCTAAGCCCGCAACGTCGCTGTCGATCATGTCCTCAATATCTTCGTGTCGATTCGTCGGTGAGAACGCAACGTCTCTAGTTTCAGGATCGTCGATGATCGCTAAGTCTGGCCTGTCCTCGTCGTCTCCTTCTCCTCGAATTGCCGCATCAAGTCCGAAGTAAACGCATAGCTTTCCACCAAACGGAGAACCAGGCACAAACGGAAGTCGGATCTTTTCCTGACTCCAAATGATGTCGGTCTTGTGGCCGTCTACGTGTTGTTTTGCTGCTCGCTGTGGTGCGCCGTCGAGTGCTTTTACGCAAGCTGTTATCTCTGGAAAGTCTGCAAAGAACTCTGGGAACTTGCGTTCGTTGCTGAATTTCGTTTTGCATTGCTTAAATAGCTTCGATGCTTTTTTGGTTGTCTGTGCAATAAAGACCGGGAACCTAATCGGAGTTGCAACAAGTGCATAAGCTACCATGCCGATCGTTACTTGACTCTTGCCGTCACCTCTCGGAGCTGCTACCGCTTTATCTCCACCACTGAAACAGCGTTCGTAAATCGCGTCTATCATCGCAAGGTGATGCGTCGCAAACGGATTGTAGAAGATTGAACTAAAGTAAGTTCGAAGGAACCGTTCTGGATCTGCCAAGCACTTTTCACGACGAACGATGTCCGCAATCTCTGGAATGATTACGCGTGCAGACTCGCTGCGTGCTTCGCGCTTGCGTTCGATGTCGCGGCTAGCTACGTCTTTCGACGGTAGATTCCTTAACCCCTTCAATGCCTCGATCTGTCTCGTTTGAGGCATCGACGATAAGACGCGGGTCAATTCCGAGATCGGCAGCGATTGCAGATAGTTGAGTGTCCCGGGCTGTAGCATGCTCGACATCTAAGACCTTATGTTCGTCGGATTGGTTTTGCGCTTCGGCACTCATCAGAGCACGAGCCGCCGCAGTCACCTCGCGAGGAGATGACTGCGGGTCTGCAATAACTCGCAGAAGTCTTCTTACGATAGCCTCTCGAATCTCTGGCTTAATCGGCCAGCGTTGCGTTAAGGCTTTAGCCATCATGCGGGTGTCGCGGATTGGCATTTCATTAAAGCGTCCGAGTCGGATTTGCACCGCTCTCTTCTACCTGGAGGGTAGACGTGTCGCTATCAACACTTCGGACGCGCTTTGGATATGGTTTTCGTAGTGGCTCGATCTGCTTTCGCATTTCGTCGTCTAGCGGCATTAGGTAGCGGTGCTTGCCTGGCCTTTCCTCTTGCCTCAGTTTGCTTTTGCAGTATTTCTTAACTCCGGTTTTGTCGTAACCTGTTACCTTTCCGACATTCCTCGGGTGAACCTGTCTTCCTGCACTATCAAAATAAGCCAGGCCACTTGCTGTCTTTCCGGTATACACCCAGTTACCGCCCTGATAGATTCCGCCGTGATGCCCCTGGTAAGCATCTGCAAATGACACAACCAGCCTTAGCCCTGGGTTCGTCTTTTTAAGAAATGCAAGCGAGATCGAAATCATTCTAGTTACTGGCGTTTTATGGTCTTTCATTGCTACGCGTTGTAGTTCACAAACCTCTTGCCTCCCAATTCTATACGCAGAATTGATCGTGGCTCCGACGCCAACCGTGTAGATAATCACTCCAACAAATACACCAGACTCCCAAGCACCAATCTTGAAAGGCTTTGAAAGTGGCGAAGGAACTGTTCCGCTGTAATGCCAATTCTCACAAGCATACTTTGCCGCTTCGTGGGTCGCCCAATCAATCCGCAAATCAGACTTGCTCACGGCAATCAAACTCCTTTTTGCAATTTGGACACGTCACCATCTTCGGCTCAAGTTGGTCGAGTTGGCCTTGGTCATCTTCGCTTCCTGGTGCAAACTCTGATGCTGATAACATCTCTTGCAACTCTTCATCACTAAACCCCGCTGCTAAAAGCAAATCAGGATCGTCCGCAAGCAAACCGTTTAATTGCGCCGCTAGAACGTCGTCGTCCCACTCGGCTAGTTCAGCCGTCCGATTGTCTGCGATCGCATAAGCAATTGCGTCCGATCCTTTAAGTTGAGTTTCAACGCAATCGATATCTTTCCATCCTAGTCTTCGCGCTGCTTCGAGTGTTCCGTTGCCAGCTCTAACGACTCCGCTTACGTCAACTACAATTGGCTTCTGCTGGCCGAACCTACGAAGACTGCCAACGATAGCTTCGATGTTTCGATCATCGTGCTTGCGTGCGTTCACTGGATCGTTGCTCAGTTTTTCTATAGATATTTTTTTGATTTGCAAAATTTGCCCCCAAACCCCCGTGTTTTTTTGGTTAGTCGATGGACTGTCTGTTTAGTTTTTGAGGCCTTCGGTCGCGAATGGTATTGATTGATGCATGGAAGTACCTTTTGGTATGGGGGGGATGTTATGTTGATCCGTTAACAGGTTGCTCGGAAAAAATCTTCTCCAGCACTGGTATCAATAATCGCGCTGCGGCGATTGAGTCCTCACTTGCTTTCACAGCAGCATTGAAAGCTTTGTATGTAAGTTGCTTCTCTTCGTTTGTAAGCATTTTTATTCCTAAGAAACAGTGAATGCAAATCGTCTGGTTGTTCCGTCTGCTCCGCGGTAGACGATGTTCCCAGCAGTGTTGCTCGTCATCTCAATAGCCAGCTCGCGATTGGTTGTTAATGAAACAGATGAACCGCTGACAACTTGATGAATTGGGCCTGTAGTGTTTACTCTGCCGTACAAGGTTGTAGGCCCAGCAGTTGCCTCGAACAGCATTCTTGGTGTACCTTCAAGGTCCGCATGATTGACTCCGTTTTGCAGAAATGTCCTCCCATCGTTTGTGAGTAGCCACAGAGTAGCCGCTGACGATGTGTCTCGCATTTGTATTTGCGAATCAGACTCGATGAAAAGATTACCGCTAGCACTCAACAAACGAGTGGTTGCATTGCCGCCGATCTCTACCGTTCCCCGAAGAATTGTTCTTTCGATCGACGAGTTTCCAATTGATACTGTGTTGCTTCCGGCACCTTCCGCTTCGTAGCCAAAAACATTTTCATTTACCGCTGTGTTCGATGCACTTTTAGTTCGAGCACCTATGTAAACACTAGACTTACCTCCTGTTTTTTCGTTGGAATCGTTGAGTAACCTAGCGGCAATGTCACCCACTGCGGTAATGCGATGCCCCGTTCCTGCTGCAAAATTGCCGCTTCCGACGACGTGTTGCAAAGTACCATGCCCTATGGACACGTTTTCAGAACCTCCCGCAATAGACCGAAGTGCGTTAGCTCCCATTGCCGCGTTGTCCATAGCTGACGTAAGGTTCTGACCGCAATTTATACCGATGCAAGTGTTATCTAATGCTCCACCATCGACCGTACCTCCAGCAGCACCTCCCGCGCTCCGTCCTACAAATGTGTTTCCTGTATTGCCTAATCCACCACCATCGTAGCTGTTTCCGAGGCCACTGCTCGTCATATATCGACCGCAGTCTCTTCCAATCAGCGTATTCGCTCTGCCAGTTGTAAGAGTTAGCCCTGCGTTTTCACCAATAGCAATATTGTCCCATCCGTCTTCACCGCTGACAAATGACAGACTTTGCAACCCTGCCCCAAACGCATAAGACCCGACAACACCAGACGCGGTGGATACGTAAGTTCGTGAGAATGAAGCCAACGAAGTCCAAGCCGTCACCCCATCCCCGACCTTCATCTGCTTCGTCGTACTGTCGTAGCCGATTTCCCCGTCCGCAAGTATCGGATTAGCTGCACTCCACTGTGCAGAGCTACCTCGTCGTGATTGGATTGTATCTTTCACTGGCATGGTTTTACCTGACTTAGTGTGATCATCATTCCCAAATACCTCCAACCTTAACGAACGGTGTTGCACTCTTCCAAGTGCCAGTTACCTTCACAAAAGCCATCGCATCTTTCCACTCACCCGCAACCTTCAGCCTGAAGCCACCCAGAGCAACATTGCCACTCTGCAAAGTTGCCGACGCAAGTTGAACAGATAGCGAACCAGTAGCACCGTTTGCGACTGTACCAGTTGACGATACAACGCACGAGTCGAGTGCTCGGTTGACTGACGCTGTTAGA